TAGTTCTGATTCCTGAAATTTTTCCCAATTATTTTCATTTAATTCATTTTCGGTACAATAAAAATCTCTTCCATTTATTAATATTCGATACTTTGCTTGTAACTTATTATTTTTTATGAAATATTCATTAAATTTATTATTTGTTACCGTATTCAATGCTTTTAAGCACTCCTGAACACTATTCACATTAAATTCCCAATCGCCTGCTCCAATAAACTCGGCAAGCTCACCAAATAAACTTAATCTTACCAAATTATTATTTTTTATTTTTTTCATATTTAAAATAAATTTTTATGCCTTAATATAACGATAATTCTTTTCTTTAAAGAATCTGACAATTCATTTATTATAGATTTATCATTATAAGGATGATACAAAATAAAATTATTTCCCAAGTAAATCGCAAAATGACTTGGAACCCCGGATATGTTAAAAACTATCACATCATGTTTCCTTATATCACCAAAGGAAACGGGAACCCCTCCCTGATTTTTAAAATTTTCTAATATCGGGTTTGGTTCCTTTTTATACCAATTTTCATCTCTATTATAATCTTTTATATTAATATTTAATTCATTTTTAAAATAATTTATTACCAAACTATAACAATCATTTACTCCTATTTGATAATCCTTATTTAAATAGTCTTTAAGTTTTGGCTCTACAATCGAAAATTTATGAAAATACCAAGAATAAACTATTGAATAAATATTGTGATTAAAAGCGTTAATATTGTCTAATAAACTTGGATTTTTTTCTTTCTGGCTATGGAAGTGTGCAACGATTTTTCCCCTCTTACTCGCCCTAATATAATCTATAGGGCTTAATATAGCATGATTTTGTTTATCCGGGGATATATTCTGACATTTAAAAATAGATAATTTATTGTCTTTTTCAATTAATAATGCACAAACCTCACACGGACTATGCCCGTTTGCAAAAGCAACCATCTCTTTCTTAATATTGTCGGTTAAATCCATATAAATTATTGGAAACGAGAAACGCTAGGAAAACCTCCATAGGGCAAAATTCCGCTTCCAATATTTTGCCAGCGATATTTGCAACTAAGTACCCTTTTAGCACATTCGTCGGCAATCCATCCCGAACTATTTGGTGGTTGGCTATTATTATTATTTACTTGTGATATAAAATAATATTTAATTCCCCTATTTTCTATATAGCAAAATTCTCCCATATTATAAGATTGATTAATATTGTAAGCTCCTCTATCGACATATGGAACCCCGGTCACTAAAGTTGAAAATAATTGGTCTAAACTATTTGCTACTGGCGGAGCATAAGCTGGCAATGTGCCACCATTATGTATATAGGTTTCGCGACCAGAATATTCATATAAACATCCTTCTGCGCGATATTGCCAAGGACAAGAGTATTCAGAGATTATTCTTCCCGGTAATGTTATTCCTTCAACTATAAATAATGGAGATAATTCATACTGCATGAAATTTTTATTTTCATTAGAAAGCCTATCTATATAAAAAATATCTCTCGGTAATTCTTGTGTCGGGTCTGGATAAAAATTCTGTGGAATATTTTGACCATAAAAGTTGGTTGCGTCTATAAATCTACCAAAAGTTCTTATTCTAGTGACCTTGGCTCCAACTAAGTCTCCCATAGCCCGAAGTCTTTGTTTTAATATTGATAATTGTGGAATCCCAGCTTCGCTTACTGATATTGATAGAGTAGGAATGGCTGGAGAACCCTTTAAATTAGTTTCAAAATTTTCAGCTATAATTGGGGCGGCAATATATTCATTTCCTTGCCAATATAAACTATTGCTAGTCAAATTTATATTATTATGAAACCGAAAAAGAGTGTTTATCTGTAAAGATACTTCTGTTTGAGAAATAATACCTATATCAAAACCGAGTGCGCTCACGTCAATTTCAAATAATGTAATAAGAGAACTAGGTGATAGCGACATTAGTTCTCCCGCAATATTTTTTGCAGAAACTTGTGCTTGTCCAGTCGAAATTTGAATAGGCGATGACATATACAGTCTTATTATACCGGAGTTTGTAAGAAATTAGCAGTAATTGAATAATTATTATAAAATCTCTGTATATCCGACCATTTTGGACAATAGAACCTCAATATTTGTCCGCGTGGAGCCGGAGCAAGCATACAAAACGATTCACTTCCATTTCTTGTTGCCAGAAAATGTAATATGGCGGTAATATTATGCAAATTTCCTTCAAAAGTAAAATTATAATTAAGTAATATATTATTAATACCATCGGGGACTAACTGGAAGTAACCATCACCAAATTGAATTTTTTTTACTCTGGGTTCATTTTCGTTTGTAAAATTATAGTTGGCTTTCCAAGTAAAATATGGCTTCTGTTGGCCCCTATCAAATATATACCCATTCAAATTGCCATTATTTATATCTGTAGTTATAGATGAAGATGATGTATAATCAAATGCTACATAATAGAATAAGTTATTGTTAGTCAACACTTTATCCTTAAAATAAAACGTAGTTGGCTGCCAAGTATCTATTTGATATATATTATTATCCATAACTAAAAAACATTCCTTTCACTAAAATATATCAATAGTTACACGAAATAGTATATAATTGTGTATTAATATATAGTTAAATATTTAACGGTTTAAGGATATGTCATTTGGAAGAATACGCGCTGAAAATCAATTGTTTTTTCTCAATACTGGAAAAATTGAGGGAATACAATCATATTCTATTAATAATAATTTAGGCACATATACCGTTAAATATTTTGGGGAAGGAAATAAATCATTAAATCAAAACGTAAATTCGGCCCAATATTGTGATATTTCTTTACAGTCTTATTTATTACAAGAGGACGTTTTTATTTCATTAACCGGTGATAGCTGTTTGAATATGTTTGTATTAAACGGTCAAAATGATACTAATACATATTTCTTGGTATCCGGTTACATGTCTAATTATTCTGCAAAATACTCTCCAAATACGATACCCGAAATAAATTCTACTTTTAGATTTTATAATAATGTTGGTAATATCCCTACCGGCTCGCTAGACACTAATACGTTTATACAGTTAAGTGGGATACAAACAAATACATATAACAAATTTAATGGGCTATTAGCTAACTCTAATTATATAAACCTATCCACCAATGAATCTTCTGGTAATAGAGTTATATCTTTTGGATTTGATATGAATCTTAATCGTATCCCAATCTATAATATAGGCTATCCTCCATTCAAAAGGGCTGATTTAGTTTTTCCTATAGATGTCACATGTGACTTAGAATTTGAGGCCGACCCAAGTTTTATAGATTTTAGCTTGACGGGATTTCCTTCTCAGGAAATAGTCCAAAATATTCAATTAGATATTTATTCGCATTTATCAAATTCGTTATTTGAACAGTATAAATTTTATAATATGAATTTAGTTTCTAATGAAAAGAAATTAAATGTAGATGGAAATGTCATTATAACTCGAAAATATGTTGGACAAATATTTAGTTCATATAATGTGGTGTCTGGATTGAATATATGGGATTTCGGCTTTGTAGCCAGCGGAATTAATTTCTTTATTGATTGGGGCTTCACTAGTCAGTCATCATCAACAACATTAGATTTCGGGTCTGTATAATTTATGCCATTAAAATATAATCAAATAAACGTTTCTGTAAACGGCGCGAATATATTAGCACAATCAGTTAATATATCTGAAACGGCTTTGATAAAACCGGTTTTTAATTTAAATAATAATAATCCATATAACTCTCTCCCAACTAAACTATCAAGTAATATATTAATAGATTATTTTATGGAACCGAATCTTGAAGTTAATTATTCCATAGTCACTGGCAGTATATTTGATAAAACTGTTTCACTACCATCTATTATTAATATAGGAAACTGTTATATTACGGGATACTTATCTTCATTTCAATTCTCTTTACTTCCAAATGCTTTGGTAAAAGCGTCTGCTGGATATAATGTTTATTATCCATTTACAGGAAATCTTTCCAAGCAGCTTTCAACCGACTCTAGTAATTATGACCTTAATAATTCTTCTGGTATAGCCCATTATTGGTCTGCACAATTTTTATCTGGAAACTCGGTTGTATCAAATAATAATATATTACAAATGGATTATGCGGCCTCATTACAATTAATTCCTATTTATGGTGTTGGTTCATATATACCAACACAAATATTTTATAATGGAGTCCAAGAAACCGTTACTATACTTACTGAACAACAAACCAATCCACAATTTAGTGGTTTGCTATTAGATACCGTCTTGGCATCCACACAGACCCTTAATCTTAAAAATATATCTTCTGTCTGGAGTAATAATATAAATAATTCTATATCCATTCCTTTAACTGGATTTTATTTAGAGGAAATGAGGCCAGAAATGGGGCTAGATAACCTAGTCTTTTTTAATATGAAGTTCTCAAGATATAATTAATATATAAAATATGTATTACCATTTTCAACAGATACCACTTACATTAAATAATAAATCTTTAGTAATTGATACGGCGCAACTATCGGATGAGATACAATTATTTACTAAATATGCCTATGATAATTATACTTCAGAACAGCAATTTCCAAATGCCATGTGGGTTGGCAGTCTTAAACTTCAGTATTATTTAACTGGACAGGACTATCTAAAAGAATATATTTATTCGGACGAAAGATTTCCTATTAGTGGAAATGTGGCTGGACTAAGTTTTAATCAGGGATATTTATCTTCTTATAATATAAATATTGAACCAAATTTACCAGTAATAGTTAACGCCACTATTTCGGTATTCGACCAAATCACTGGAACATTTACAACTACGCCACCCATAAATTCAACCGGATTTATATTAAGACATTCGGATACTCAAATACAAAATTTATCTAATTATACGGTAAATCAAATCAATAATATATCTAGAGCTATATTTAATTATACCTGCGACGTAAAAGCGAACTATAATTATTATGATAGCGGTGCGTCTCCAACGAAAGCGGACGGAATATTTTTTCCAGAGAGAAAAATAGAAATGGAGATTACCTCTGATAACAATATAATGTCAATTCCACTTTCTGGGGAACAATTCGGAATTAATTTTTTGTTTTCCAATCCCTCGAATACCGGATTAAATGAAATGGTAGGATGTTCGGGACTTATTTCATATAAAGAATTTAATATAAATTCCAATCAACCACACTATCATACAATTCGTGTAGAACAAAACCATGTAAATAAAACCAGTTATATATATTCTGTAACAACAGGGGCCAATTCAATAACAATTAATTTTAATACCGGGGGCTTCCCTTTATTTAGTAATGATGGAGTTATAAGTTATTTAGAAAATGTTTTTATAGGCGATAGCCCCTTAACTGGATATTCCGTAAATAGAACGGCTTTCTTTGACCAAATAGTTTCCCCGATTCCTTCTAATGTCGTTAATGATACGCTTAAAATTTTTACTAGTTATGGGAATTATGTTTATCCAAATAAAATTTATCTACCATATCCTAATATTACTGTAACCGGGTTGTCTTATAATACCGGTTCAATCGGAAATATTATAACAATAAGTGGGACTAATTTTTCTAGAATATCTAATGTTAATTTTGGTGGAAATGTTTTATCCCAATTCCAATTAATAGACCCCCAAACGATTGCCGCTGTAGTTCCAAATAATGGAGT